TACATTCCCAATACGCCTGTGTAGGCGATTGAGGTTGCTCCACCTGAGTTGACTGTGGTGATGCCTGCCTGCAAAATCCCTTCGGGCCCGGTTAGGCCAGTCCCATTCAGAATCGCATCATCCAAGTCGAAAGCTCGGCATTCGGCAATAGCGTCGGCAATGATCATTTCCACATTGGCTTCGGCATCTTCCAGCAATTCGGGAGAGACCTCAACAGCATCCGGTTGCCAGCTATGTACCGGGATTCGCTCCTGCTGGAACGTCGGATAATTCTGAACTGTTGGAGCTGTCCCGCCCGTCACATATCCCTGTGCTCTCCAGGTGCCAGTAAATCCGGTAGACCGTCTCACATCAGTTGCGTGTTTGGCGATCTTCGGAAAGACTAGAGCATCTCGGCTGGTATTCTCCACACGGCACAACGGAGCTAGAACTGCAAACTGCGATTCGGCCTTAATGATATTCGCTCGAACATCATCAGGAACGAGGAATCCACCTAGCGTATCCGTGTTCGACAGCAAGGCGTGGATCTCAGCCGGCTGAACTAGCCTCTGATGATTGGCATAGTCTACTACAGCAGCTCGGTCACCGCGCACGTACGCATTAAATGCTTCTTTGTGTGCTCGCCGTGCGTTGCCTTCCTGCGCCGCTCCAATCGGCACTTCCGGTGTGGTCAGAGCCTCAAGATATTCCCGTCGGTGACCTTCCAGCTCCTCAGCCCGTTGCAATCGCTCGGCCTCATTGTGCGCGTTGGTAAACTCGTCCATTGCCCGATCGAATTGCTCTTTGACATCAGCAGGCCAAGCCCCCTGATGCGCCTTCATTTTCTCGCTAATCTCGGCAGCAGCCTTATAGGCCCTCGCCGCCTTTTCTCGTGCTTCCTTGAACGTCATATCTACCTCACTTTCAGATGTTAAGTCGCGCCAACGCCAACTGAGCGTGACGCAATAGATTCAGATGCTCTACATCCGCAGTGAGTGCCTGATCATCCTCTTCGGCTTCAGGCGGCTCGGCTGACTTCAGCAAAGCATTTAATGCTTCCAAACAATCCTTCACCAACTTCTTGTTTGCCGCACTTAGAACGGCCCCTCTGTGGACCTCCCACAAGACCTCAGATAAATCATCTAATGTTACTCCGGTTTGACCCAGCGGCATATTGTGAACTACTTTGATTTTCGCAAGCGGATCAGCCGCAAACGTAACCAGGGATACTTCCCATAGCCGCAGTTCCTTGATATACCGGATCGCATTACCCTGCTGATCTTCGGGCGGAGTAACCATCTCCCATTTAATCGGATCGAACCCGATGGACATTTCATCCACAACCTTGTCCCTCATCAGAGTCAATGCATCTTTTCCTATTGTCGTTTGGCTGATTTTACCTTCAATAAATAATCCTTCATCCGTTTCTTCCAGACGAGTAGGAAGACCAATCGGCTTGTCGACATCATGACCCCATAGCAGTTTGACCCGGTTTCCATTCTCTTGGATGGTTTTCGTAAACGCTCCATGCTGGATAACAGTAGGAATCCAGCTCTGAACTACGCTCCCAAACACAGAAGCCAGCCCGGTGAACGTCCCGTCTTCAAGACTGAACTTGTCTAGCGTGAACCCAGCTCGCCATTCCTCTCGTTGTCGTATCGCCATTATCCTACCTCCATCTTGCCGGGAAGCCATCTGAGGGTGCCGGGTTCATTGTTTGATGATAACATACTTATATCAGATTTTAGTAAATCATCTGATGCGCATCCATTTACTCTAACTTCTTTATACATTCGGAGGTTGCACTTCCTCCCCTATTGTTGATACATGTTTCCTCACCACACCACAGACGCATCGGCACTGAATGTGACGCGGAGGCATTGCGATTCCACCCTCGAACGTTCCATTAAATGCCGCCCGCTTTCCTCCCAGTGGTTTGCATATCTCACACAACCGATCATCAGGAGTCAAAATCCATCGACGCTCAAACTCATCATCACTGAGATATCCTTCATTGATAGCCTGACTCCATAATGAGTGCTGACCCTTGTTTGATGCTGTCATGGTTTCGTTTTTAGCAATCGTCTCTGCCCTATTCTTCAATAACCTCTGGCTGTATTTTTCGGTCAGCGTGTCAGCCTTAGAGGCATCGTAGAGTTTTCCGACCTTTTGGGAATAATTGTATAACGCTGCTGCTTGACGGCTGTGAAGCCCGATGGATTGTTGAATGATCTTGGCTGTATCTTTTGTAGTAATCCCATCCTCAAAACTTTTCTTGATCAAACCTCGAATCAGGAGTTTCTGATCTTCGCCGATCTCCGTAATCAGATCTCCGGTATGATTCGATATCCACGACACAGTTTCCGGATTCGTTAAATCGAAACTCAACTCCGTTCCCTTAGCCCAACTTGCTGCCGCCGTTTTCGCCGCTTCGGCCCCCGCCGCATTCACCACCCCTCTAAGAATCTCTTCAATCTCCGGATTTAACTCCGCCAGCCCTTCTTCCCATATCTTGCTCCATAAAGCGTCTGCTGCAGAAGTATCAGATACGACCCCTTTAATAAGCAGCTCTTCAAGGTCGTGGTAATAATCCGTATTCTTAGCCTTGGCAACTATATCAAGAACTTTTTTTTTAGGGCTGGTTCGCCCTTAGATGCGATTTGCTGTAATTTCTTCCATTCGGGAACCTTAGCCTTCGCATGTCGCTCCCATTCCGTTTTCAGCCCAGCTTCTTCCTCCAAGTAAGACGGAATAGCTGTCGAGTTAATCTGGTCCTTGTATACGTCACCTTCCGGATCTTCATCCAGACCCCACACTTGGCGCGCCTCATTACGAGTCAGAAGTGCTTCCTTCCAGCCGGCTAAGGCTTGATCTCTATCTTTGCTGGTGTCCTTCTGTAACTCCGGTACTTCTTTCAACTTGAACTTAATTTCGATATCCGAGCCAAATTCCTCCGCTAAACCAACCGTGAACCGATCGGCGATACTGATCCAGGATGGCAGAAGTGAATCCGAATATAGGCTTCTGCGCGCCTGCTCATAGTTAGCCATCGTCGACCGTAACAGCCCGATCCATGACGCAATCAGAATAGGATGAACCCCGAATACCCCGCAGATCCTAGATTCCGCTTCTCCGAATACGGTCTCAATTCCCAGAAACCGATTCTGCGTCCCGATCTCCTTATAATCCACATCTGAATCCATTACTGCTACGTCAAAATGTCCACCGATCCCCGTATCGTCCCACTGTCTCAACCCATATCTCTCTTTCCATATCTCTCTGGCTCGCTCCCGCTCATCTCGATTGACCTGAGTCTTAAAGGTAAGAATCCCTGCCGGTATTGCAGAGTTAAGAAAGAATGCCCGCAGATAATCACACGCGAAATTATCCAAATCCCCCATACGAGCCAAAACAGCCATCGGTGACAGTCCCACCCATGGACACAACGGATCGGGAGCATTAATCTCATGGATCACATCCATCGCCGGCAAAACTTGACATTTTCCTCCGAGGTCTTCCCGGCCCAGCTCGAGGACCTGCGACGTAAACACCCCCGAATCGGGATTCGTCCCATACGCATATGCAGCGATCTCTCCATGCGATGAAATAATCGGACGTACAAGGTCCGGCCTTAATAGTCTCAACTCTATCGGCATCCCTTGAGCATTACGGACCTTGTATACGTAGGCATTTCCGGCAATCTCAAGATGGATCTTTATGCTTCGCATCAAAGCCGATTGAGATTCTACTTTGTTAGGTTTTCCAAGTAGGACCGACAGCATATGATCATCCGACAGTTCAATTTCGTCGCCCTCTTTACTAACGCGCTGAGCCGCCATTTCCGGCCCGGCAAATGCTGTGGTCTTCAGGTTGATACAGGAGTATATAACGGAATTGCGGCGGTATCCCTCATCGACGAATCTCGCTACATCCCATAATGGAGCTAATGGTCGGTTGGTTTGCCACATATCAATTAGATTGACCATGGTCTTGAACTGCTTCCTAACCGCAAACAATTCACGTATGCTAGATAGAATCTTCATTAACTCAACCCCACGTCGCCTCGAGAGCGATTAAAACCCAACATCAAGTCGGTAGCACCGAACACCAGAGCATCCATCCGATTCGGGCTTTTATCCCCTGGCGACCATAAACACATTTCATCTTCAAGGGCAACAAATGACCCTATGTGATGTGCTTTCCCTTTTTCATAGATCGCGCTTATCGGTTCTGCTCTCACGGCTTTTCCCCTGGAAGAATTCACCGTTACTACCGGAACATTACTGTCAATCGTATGTATGGTGTATTCTACCATATCACCCCCAAAATTTCTTTCGACAGTGATATGGTCGGCCTTGTAATCATAGTAACACCGTACTGCCTCCCTAGCCCATTGATCCGGCCTGCCGTGTAAGCTGTGATCCCCCAACACCATCAACCGATCATCCACCCTTCCGCATACTACTATTCCAGCCTCATCGCCATCGCTGCTTCCCGTCGGATCGACACCTACCACAATTCGTTCCAGTGTTTCTATATCGATACTGAGCTTTCGGCTATTCTCCAAAACGGATCTTCTCCATATAGCGCCGGGAGCCTCATCAATATCCTCCGCCTCTATTTCCATTCTATAGGCTACTGCTGTCATATCCTGCGTAATGTCCGTCAATGCTTCACTTGAGATATATGGATTATCATGCGACCTGAAATGGAATGCAGCCCAGCGTCCCGTCTCATCTTTCTTGGCGCGATTAAACAGCCGCGAAGCATGTCTTGGATCTTTGGCTTTAGATAACTGTCGCGACTTGAGTGAGGGCGGAGTATAGATAAAAACGGCATCACCATTATTGTCGAGGAGCATGGGAGCGCCGACTAGACCCCAGGCATCCTCGTGCATCATTTGATGCTCGTCAAGGATTAGAAAATCTGCGTAGTCTCCACGAAGCGTGTCGGCGTTAAAGGCGGTCTTGGCTCTAATACGCTGTTCTGTTCCAGGTAATTCGATTGAATGTTTAGTTTCGTTTTTGATAAAAATCCCTGCGTCGATAGGATTTTCTAAGGCTCTCTTCACTTCACGCCAGTATGACGAGATCTGATCTTCAGTTGGAGCAGCATATAGTACTCTGGCTCCCTCCAGAAATTTCTTAACTGAGAGAATTGCCGCTCCGATAGTTTTCCCTCCGCGACGTCCCGCTCTAACGACTTTGCGCTTCGCCTGAGAATTAACGAACTCCGCCTGTTTAGGGTGCATCTTCTTCAGGCGTACCGTTATTTCCATGTTTATCCTCATAGACTACAACGATCTTTATCGGATTCCGATCAATCCCCTGATGCTGTATGGTTTGCGGCGCTTCTCCATATGCGATTTTTATAAACGCCTGCTGTAAACGAGCATCCCTAGATTCTGCCCATTGCCTCAGAATAGCTTCTGTAACGGTAACCTTGTGATCTCCAATGATTAGATCTTTCTCTCCTATTTTTGCGATTTCATGGGCTATCTGTTGCGCTAGCAGCCGTGCACCATCAAAACTTCTAGGCCGTCCCTTGCGGTTGATCCTCGGATCTCCCTTAACGAACGGTTTTAATTGTTTAGGAACTGTATTGCTGTTGCTCATGATTTTCCTGGCTTTCTTCGATACTCTCAATGCAGGTTAGCTGCCTCTAAATATGCGGTTGACTGCTTGATTCATAACTCTCTCTCAATCTGCCTCTTCAGGAACGCCACCCAATAAGTATTCATTTTTAGACCAGACAGACTGCCAAAAAGAGGTTTCTGTGGCTTCGCAAGCGGCAATATTTCCTTTAATGGCACTCTTACACTCGACCATTTAAGGATAAACGTGCCATGCGGCTTGAGGACTCGGAAGCATTCCGCGAAGCCTTGGCGCAACATTTCCTTCCAGTCACCACGCAAGATTCCATATCTCTTTGTGATATTACCAGTAATCGTGTTCCCCGGCACATGCGGTGGATCCATCACTACGAGAACAAAAGAATTATCGAGGAATGGCAATCGTGTGAAATCCGCGATGATGTCAGGATCTATTATTATTTTTTCATTTCCCCGCGAGTGGATCTCCGTAAGGGTTTCACGTCGCCTGTCCATATAAATGGAGCGGTAATCATTGCGGTCAAACCATATTCCCCTTGAACCGCAGCAAACATCCAGGACGAGCGGTAATGACTCCGAGCAAGGCTCGGGGAATAACATCTGTCGGTTGTGTTTCCTCATGTGTTTCCTTCATACATAAGTGCCAGGTTTCGATCAGCGCTTTATGGCTTATAATAATGCCCCGCATCGTCAAAAAGTCCTTTACTGCGTCTGAAGCCGGAGCGGGATCATCCTCCCTGGAAAGCGTCAATCGTTCTGGGCGCATAGTCAGTCATCTCATGAAATCGTAAATCGCACCTGCAACGATATTATTCAAGATGTTATCCAATGTTTCTTGGCTCATGACTCACTCTCACTTTCCGACTCTAAAAACATCACAACATCATCCTATAAACACATCTCGCAGTTAAGACAGTACCAATCAAATGTGAGCTCCTTCAAACAGTGGAATCGTGTTTGTCATGATCGCCACCAATTGTTCTGACAATCCGAATCGCCTCCGCTGAATATCGAGAGTTCTACCTAAATCGGCATTTTCTGAGTATAATGTCGCCGCCTTCCAGTCGCACAGCATCTCCAACACGTCTATCAGGTTCATTCCGTTCACGCCGCCGTCATGCGCTTCCGGATGGTGACGATTGTTCGTTTGGTGGTGCCGAACCGCCGATTCCATCTCCCGGATGCACTGACGGTACTCATCGCTGTCATATTCAATACGCTGCAATTTCGGAATGTATTCTGCGTAGGTCGCGCATTCATCACTATGAAATATCTTGCTCTGGTCGTGCTCCAGCGCTCGGCGACCAAGTTCAATCTGCATCGCGTAAAGCAGTTTTTGAACTTCATGAATGTGCTGCCAAGTCGCGAAATGGACAGCTTTCTGGTCATGTGTCAATTCTTGCATTTCATTATTCATGGAAATAGTCACTCCAGTCCCTGTCGACTAATTTCTTGTAATACTTAGCCGAGGCGATAAGTTCCTCCGCCGTCGCGCCGGACGCCACGGCATTCTCCCGCACATAATCGAAGTTCTTTGGATTTCTATCCTGTCCGTGCTCTCCGTGGCAAACAACTCCGGCTCCTGTTGCTTCACTGCGCCGCGCGCGCCAACGTGATTGCTGATGGACTCCATGAGCG